CTGCCATTCCTTCGTTACCGATGGGCGCATCCAGTTCCTGTCGGATTGACACCACCATCTTGCAGGGCAGACGGTTGATCTGCCGGATTGGGAGAACTCATGACACCCAAAACACCAGCTGACGGAGCCGCAGCAGAGCGGCAGGCCATCCTACGCTACATCCAACGCCGCCGCAAGACGGCCCGGCTAGTGGACGAGCTGGACCTCATGGAAATCGAGCAGTGGATCAAGGCGCGGCACGTCCGCTACCAGGCGAGGCCGGGCGGGCTGGGGAGAACGAATAAGAAGTAGACGATGGAGCCTTAGTATGCAGGCTGTGGAGACAAAACCAGGAGACGGAATGTTTGGAATCCAGATAAAGTATTCTCTCGCCATGGCTATGCCATACTTTTTTTCCTTGTACATGCAGGGGGTTGCGCCTATGTCTCATGACGTATGGAAGCCATTCATTGACTCTGGCGTCCTCGGTGCGCTGACCATCGTCTGCATCTACTTCATCCGAGACACGACCAAGAAGCTGGAGACGCTGCATGACATCAGGGCGGCTGAGGCCCAACGACTCCATGAACTCAGGATGGACGAAGCCCGGTCCTACTCCGAGAAGCTGGAAAAGATCATGGAGAAGTTCAGCGACAATCAGGTAAGGTGCATGGCAACAGTAGAGAAGATGCTGCATGCCGTTGACTCGATTGCAGACAAGAGGTTCTGCGTATATGAGCACAGAGAAGACCGTGGAGACACCCCAGAGCGAAGGCGCTGAGCAGCTGACAGACGGTCAGAAACTCAAGATCAGGGAGCTTCAGCTAAAAAAACTGGAGTCTCTCATGCAGGCCAAGGAGCTTGAAGCTGTCGTGGCTGCCCTCCGCGCAGAGAGCGACAGGATCGCCAAAGAAATCGACGATTATCTGTTCTCCATCTTTGGCTCTGATAGGGTTATCATTGACAGCAACCTGACCGCAACGTGGGCTAAGTGATGGCATTCACTCTAAACATCAGAGAGCTTATAGAGGAAGCCTACGAAAGAGTAGGGGTTGAAGCTCGTAGCGGCTACCAGTTCAGGACGGCCATCCGCAGCCTGAATATCATGCTGAACGAGTGGGCCAACCGTGGCCTCAACATGTGGACCATTGACGAGTCCACCTTCCCCACGGTCGCCGGTACAGCCACGTACACTCTCCCGGTCGCCACGATCGACGTGATTGACTGCGTCAGGCGCGAAGGCTCAGGCGCAACCCAGGTAGATCTGGCCGTCAACAGGATGAGCGTGGACACGTACTCCCGCATCCCCAACAAGAACATGTCGGCCAAGCCGCTCCAGTTCTACATCAACAGGGACAAGACAGCTCCAGTGATGACGCTCTGGCCGAACCCTGACGCCGTCTACACTATGGTCTGCTGGTCGCTCACCAGGATGACAGAGGCTGGCGCTGACTCTGGACTGGTCCCTGACGTCCCCTTCCGCTTCGTCCCGGCGTTGGTGGCCGGGCTGGCATACTACCTCGCCATGAAGACTGCTGGCCTGGAACAGAGAACCTCCATGCTGAAGTCCATCTACGAGGAAGAGTTCAAGAACGCCTCCGACGAGGATAGGGACAGGTCCTCCCTGATGATCTGCCCGGCGAGGAGCGTGTGGTAATGTACGCTTCCGGCAAGCATGCCTTCTCTATCTGCGACAGATGCGCAGGGAAGACGCCGTACAGGCTGATGAGGACCCAGATCTTCAATGAGCAGGACACTGGCTTGAGGGTTTGCCCTGACTGCTTCGACCAGGACCATCCCCAGTTACAGGTTGGCAAGTATCCGGTCCATGACAACATGGCGCTGGAGTATCCACGCAAGGAAACGATCCCGGAGGTTACCACGGCCTGGACTCCGGTGTTCCAGACAGGACCAGGAGATTGATCAATGGCTAAGCAATTCGGGAAGACGGCGAAGATGGCGGGCGGCGGGAACACTTCAATGATGCCGGATGGCGCACTGATCGACAAGCTCTATGCGGCATTGTCTGGGTCTGGGCAGGGCGCTCAGCCAGCCAGCATTCTCTATCAGCGGATCAAGCGGGCCAATCCTGGGATGAGTGACGCCGAAGCGATGCAGCTTGCCGGGATGGTGTCTCAACCTCAAGCAGTTGCCCCTTCCGCTGCTGCAAGCGGGCCTGTAGCGAATCAGCAGATCCCTACCAATACTCAGATCCCCCAAGCCCTGGCGAGCGCTGTACGGGCCGCTCAGCCGCAACCCCAGGCCAATGTTCCAGGCATGCCGGGACTGCCGCAATCGCAACCCATGGGTCCGTCTGGTCCGCCGCGTCCACCTATTGACTCGACGGCGGCAATGGCGGCGATGGCGCAACAGGCGGCCCCGCCTTCCTCCCCACTGAATCTTCCGCCTCCCCGGATGCCGTCATCTCCGCAGGGCTCAATCCCGATGCCGTCCATGCCCGCTGCCGCTCAGCCGCAGATCACGGGCTCCGGAGAGGACGCTCCGCTTCCGCAGCCTGGGTCCGGCGCTACTCCTCCCTTCCTCCCGAGCGGGAAGGGCAAGGTCAATTGGAGAGACTTCCTTCAGAAGGCGCTGATGTCTGGAGCTGGCGGAATGGCTATCGGCGCAAGTGGAATCAACCCGATCGCGGGTGGAGCCCTTGGTGCCCTGATGCCGCTCCTGACTGAGCTGCTGAGCAAGAAGAAAAAGAAGACCGAGACCACGGAGAAGAAAGCAAAAGGAGGCGCTGTGTCGTCCAAAAAGTCAGGCAAGAAGTTCGGCGGCTCAAAGAAGGCAGCCCCGAAGAAGCCGGTTCATGCTGAGCCGGATGGCGATGAACAGATGATGATGCCTCCTGGCATGCCGCCCGGCATGATGAAGAAGGGCGGCTGCGTCAAGAAGATGGCCAGCGGCGGATTGGTTTCACGTGGGATGGGAGCGGCCAGGGGTGGCGGCTTCAAGTCCTACTAGGGCTTGGGAGGCGCGATGACGTACACCCAGCTCAAGCAGGCGATCCAGGATTACACAGAAAATGATGAGACCACCTTTGTCTCGCATTTAGACACCTTCATCGCTAACGCTGAAAACAGGATCTCTAACGCCATTACTTTGCCCGACTTCAAGAAAACCTTGAGCGGCAACATGGTGATTGGTAGTAATACCATTACGATCCCTGCTGACTTTGTCGCGCCTCTCAATATGACCTACGTCAAAGACGGGACCACTGTCTACATGCTTCAGAAGGAGGTTGACTATCTAAAGGAAGTCTTCAAGTCAACGTCCACGCAAGCGGCCCCAGAGTACTACGCCATCAGGGACGACACGACGCTTCAGATTGCACCGACTCCTGATGCGACGTATGCGTATGAGCTGTACTACTCCTGCAATCCCGCTTCCCTGGTAGGCGGGACAACCACCTGGATGAGCGTGAACGCTCCAAGCCTGCTCTTGTACGGCTGCCTCGTGGAGGCGGCTGTGTTCATGAAGTCAGAGCAGGACACGTCAACCATGTACCTGGGCCTCTACCAGCAGGCGCTCCAAGACTTCACGGGAGTCGCCAAGGGCAAGGTCACGAAGGACACGTATCGAGTTCCTGATCAAAGGATAGCCGTCTAATGCCATCAACTTACAGCGCTGGCGTCGGCCTTGAGCTTCCAGGCAGCGGAGAGCAGGCTGGAGTATGGGGCACGACGGTCAACAAGAACTATTCATTCCTTGACGACGTCCTCTACGGGGGCGTGACGGTCACTCTCTCCACCACTCCGCATGCCCTGGACATCTCAGACGGGCTGGCCTGCACTGCGAGGAATGGGTACATCGTCTTTGACGGGTCCCCCGCCGCCGACGTCACCGTCACCCTGGGGCCGAACAGCTACCACCGTCTCTTCTGGGCCAAGAACACAACCGGCAAGAACATCGTCTTCTCGCAGGGCTCCGGGGCAACGCTGACGCTTGCCAATGGCGCATCCTGCATGGTGTTCGCGAACGGAGATGGGGCCACGGCAGCGGTTACCGGCGTCAACCTGTCTCCCCAGGTAGCTATCGTCCTGTTCGCTCAGTCGTCCACGCCAACGATGGATGGAGTCGCCAGACAGTGGGCTGACTCAGGCGGCGCAAGATACGACGGGCTGAGCCACAAGTTTGACGCCTACGTGTCCAGCGCCCGGCAGAGAGTGATGGAGCTGTCTTCGCTTGGGAGGGTCCTAATTTCTTCCGATGTGGTAGAAGTTACCGGGCCGACAGGCGTAGAGTCGTTCGTCTCCATCAAGAAGACCGGCTCCGCCTCGGCCACCAACATCCTCTGGGAGCTGGCGCATCAGAGCAACGACAAAGACTTCTGGCTGAGGTCATACAATGGGGCGGCGTCCAAGGATTGGATCAAGTTCCTGCATGACTCAGACCTCGCCTGCCTGAAGAATGGGAAGTTCCTGGTCAACACGGAGACGTCCTCCAGCGCGGACCTTGTTCAGGTCAATGGTGGCGTCAAGGCGTCGTCGTTCACAGGCACAGTGGAATTGACGAACCTCCCCCAGACAGCAGCCACCACAAACCAGGGCATACTCTGGAGCGGGTCTGCCTGGGCTCCAGCTTCGGTGGTGGCTGGTATTGGCTCCGGGGACATCACGATGGCCATGATCGCTCAGGCCAGCGCCACGGCTGGGCAGGCGATCGTATGGAGCGGTTCTGCTTGGGCTCCTGCTACGCTGACACCGACTGGCGTAGTCATCACGAAGAGCGCCACGGTCCCAACTTCCTCTGGCTCAGCCGGAGACATCGTTCTGAATTCTGCCGTGACCGGAGGCAAGCACGCCGGTTGGATCTGCACTGGAGGCACCACATGGAAGAAGTTTGGCGTCGTAGAGCTGTAGCGCTTATTGCGGTTATGGCGTTTGTTGCTTGCTCTGGGTTTTTGTACCAGATCGTAGCCTCTGGGGACGTGACCGGGGATCTTCCCGGCCCCCTCACGGTGGCCAAGCTTCAGGGGAGAACGCTTGACAGCGCCGCTCCGTCCACCGGAAACACGATTACGTGGGACGGTTCCAAGTGGCTCCCCGCCATGTTCTCCTGGTCGAACCTGACTGGCACAGCTCCGAACATCTCCACCTTCGCAAACAACTCAGGGTACCTGACGACTGTCGCTTGGTCTGCCGTGACCGGGAAACCGACAGGGGTTCTCGCTTTTACAAATGATGCAGGATATCTGACCGCCTCGGGAACGATTGCTCTGGCTGACTCTGCCGCGCAGTTCACGGGGCCGGACCAGTACAACATCATGGTTGGCGGATCGACCGCAACGGCCCTGGTTAACAAGACTGTCGATAACGCAATACTCCACTTCCAGGGGAATATAAACGTAACCAACATATACTGCTCAACCGACGCTGGCTCACTTACGCTGAGGGTGTATGGAAGGAATAACGTTGGCACGGTTACTGATCTTGCCTCTGGCCTCGGATGCTCCACGTCGGGCGGAACATCAAGCACCGGCGTTAACTACCCCTCCGCTTCAAAGTTCGGGTACGAAATCAGCAGCGTGTCTGGATCACCAACCACTCTCTCCATCGCAATCAAGTTCAACAGATACTAATGCTCAAGTCTTTCAAGTTCCGGCCCGGCTACTTTCGAGACAGCACGAACTACTCCAATGAGGGCGGCTGGAACGACGGGGACAAGGTGCGCTTCCGTGCCGAGTATCCAGAGAAGATCGGCGGCTGGAAGAAGGAAACCCAGAACACGTTCCTGGGGACATGTCGTTCTCTGAACCGCTGGTACTCAAACTCTGGCGATCGGTACATTGGGCTTGGGACCAGCTCTAAGTTCTACATCTACTGGGGCGGCACGTTCTACGACGTCACTCCGATCCGGCGCACAGCCACGCTCTCGTCCAATAAGCTCACAACGGTAGCTGCTGGTGGAGGGGTAATCGAGGTCGAGGACGCTGGCCATGGAGTGGTGGCTGGGGACTACGTCACGATCTCAGGCGCGACAGGCTTTGACGGGATCGCTGCTGGCGACATCAACAAAGAGCACGTAGTAACGTCAGTCACGTCTTCAGCTAAGTACAAGATCACAACAGCCGGAGCAGCCACAGCTGGCAGCGTGGCTGGCGGCGGGGCCGCTGTAGTCTGCGCCTACCAGATCAGCGTAGGGTACGTGGACTACTCAGCCGGGTCCGGGTATGGCGCTCCCCCTTGGGGATCTGGAGGTTGGGGCAGTCCTTCTGATCTGTCCGTGGCAGGATCTCAGATCAGGGTATGGACTCAGGCCAATTTCGGCGAAGACCTCATCGCCTGCCCTCTGAACGGCGCACTCTACTACTGGGACGAGACCACCGGAGTCGGCGTCAGGATGGTGGCGCTGTCCTCCATGAGTGGCGCTTCAGACGTCCCGGCTGTTGCCCTGATGGTTGGGATGTCTCCTCTCGATAGGCACGTTATAGCCTTTGGAGCAAGCGACATCGGTGGCTCCGTATACGACCCCCTCCTGGTCAGGTGGTCCAATCAAGAGGACGCGGCCAACTGGACGCCGGACACAACCACCACGGCTGGAAGCTATCGGCTGTCCCTTGGCTCAAGCATCATCAGCACGATCCAGACCAAGCAGGAGAGGCTGATCTGGACAGACTCCGCCTTGTATACGATGAGGTTCTCCGGAGCCCCGTACACGTTTGGCTTTGAGGTCGCATCTGGGCACACCTCAATTGCGTCCCCTAACGCCTCAGTGCAATTCAATGACAGAGTCTTCTGGATGGGCGATGGCAATTTCTATGTTTACAGTGGTTCCGTTGAGTTTATTCCATGCACGGTTCGAGACTTTGTATTCGGAAACATTAACTTTGATCAGCGGTACAAGATTTTCAGTGGTACTGTTACGAAGTTCGGAGAGGTCTGGTGGTTCTATCCGTCCGCTGACTCTACGGAAGTTGATAGATATGTTGCCTACAGCATCACTGAGAATGCTTGGCACTACGGCAGTATTGAGCGCACAGCATGGCTCGAAAACGCTGGTGATGTCTATCCGTATTCGGTAGGCGGCGGCAACCTGTACATCCATGAGTACGGGGATGACGCTGACGGGTCTCCAATGCCTGCCTATATCGAGTCTTCGGACTTCGATATTGAAGACGGGACCAAGTTCATGTTCGTCAAGCGCCTGATGCCAGACATAGAGTTCCGTGGCGAGGCTCCGCAGACTGACCAGTCCGTCACATGCACGCTTGCAATGCGTAGGTCTCCAGGCGTTGATTCCATTGTGTCTTCCGTTGTTGCTCAGATGGGCAAGGAAACCTACAAAAACATCAGGTCACGTGGCCGCCAAGCTAGTATCAGAGTCGAGAGTAATCTTTCAGGAACAGGCTGGAGAATGGGTATGTTTAGGTTGGACATCAGAGAGGACGGTCGCAGATGATCGTCAAGAAGCAAGCTTACACGTCTCTTGGAAGCGCTCCACGAGACTACTCAAGCTCCTACTTCAGTCAAGTCATCAGGACCTTGCAGTCTCTCATGAATGACCTATCCAGTCCGCAGAGCATCAAGGTTGTAGCTATCAACTTCCAAGATGCGCCAACCAGCTCAGTCGGCCTGCGATCAGGCGACGTGTGGGTTGATGCAGGCGCAGGAAACGTTCTCAAGGTGGTGCCGTAATGGGTCTGGAAACTATCATCGCTTCAATTATCGGAGCCGCTGGATCCATCGGCGGGGCGGCCATCAATAAGAGCGCCGCGAACAAGACAGCGACCGGCGCAATGGGGACCATTGAAGACGCAAGGAAGCGGGCGGAGGGGAAGGATATGAAGATCCCCATCATCCAGCGCTCCTACGTCCCGCCTCCCCCTGGCTACCGTCCCGGAATTGACCCTCTGTACAACATGTACGAGGACAAGATCACAGGCTACCGGGATCTGGCCGCTCCGATGACTCAGCAGTCCTGGAATGCAGCCACGAGCGGATATACCGGCTTTGCGTCTGGAGGGGCCGTAGACGAGTCGGACACCCCGGAGGAGATGAAGGCCAGCCAAGTGGTCAGCGAAGCTATGGCGGCCCTCCGTGGGCGCAGCGCAAGGCCTCGTGAGGCCATCAACAGCTTCATTGAGTACTTTGGACCGGATGAGTTCCACGAGTTCAGGCAGGAAGTCTTGGGAGGCGGGAAGCCGGGCGGCATCGTGAAGGGTCCTGGTGGCGGGATGGACGACATGCTGCCAGCGTCTCACCCCTCAAAGAAGATTCTCCTGTCAGACGGCGAGTTCGTTGTCCCGGCTGATGTGGTGTCCCATCTGGGGGATGGCTCAACGGACGCTGGAGCCCGTCAGCTACACGCCATGATGGATCGCGTCAGGTCAGCCAAGACGGGAACCAAGATCCAGCCCGGCAAGATGGGGAAGAAGGTCCTCCCTGCATGAAGATTGAGATGGTCCCCAGTGGCGCGATCGAAGGCATCCGGGATGTCGTCTCCAGGTTTCTGTTCAAGCAGATCGACGAAGACGGACGATTCCACTTCGATGACGTCATGGCGGCTCTGTCGTCTGGGAATCTGAGCCTATGGCTGGCCAGGGATGAGTACTCTGCCTGTGCGGCGATCGTCACCATGTTCGTTGACTACCCCAGGCGCACCGACCTTCTTGTGATCTTCATGAACGGCACAAGGATGGCTGAGTGGGGCGACCAGTTTGTTCAGTGTCTTGATGATTATGCGGCGGCCAACAACTGCAAGTACATTCAGGGTGGAGGAAGGCGCGGATGGGCGAGGCGTCTTGAGCGATACGGATACGAGCACAAGTACATCAACGTGCAAAAGGCGGTTCAATAATGGGCGATGCTACGGCGACTCAAACTGGCGTAAACGAGATCCCGTCCTGGCTACAGGACTACATCAAAAAGATTCTGGCGTCTGGGGCTGGGTATGCGTTCGGCACGAACCAGCAGCAGATGACGCCGGAGCAGGCCGCTGCCTACGCCAAGATGACGCAGGACCTCAGCTCCAACAAGATGCCCACGGACGCAAGCGGGTCTCAGTGGTGGGGAGCGTTCGCTGGCCTTGACAAGTCCCAGGTTGAAGCCAACGCCAAGAACCAAGTCCCGAACGCGAACAACACATTCTGGACGGACCCGGCCACTAGGACTCCGTACAATCCCGAGTCTCAGTCTTTCGTCTACCAGAACCCTGACGCGATCACGTCACTCCACAACGACTTCAACAACACGTACAAACCCGCAGCCGACCCGTGGGCACAGGACCAGTTCAAGCCTCTTCCTGCGCCCACTCCTGGCCAGACAGTCATTGGGCCTGATCAGTATGCGAAGAATATCAAGGGATCAACCATCGGAGCGGTTGGCGGCCCCGGTTCCGGCCTGCCGTTGTACCCGAGCGGCCCTGGTGGCTCTGGCATGCCTGGACCAGAGAACCCCTGGTACCCTGGAGCGCCTGGGTGGGGACCTTCTCAGCCGACTTCCTACGGGCAGCCTGTCAATCAGAGCGGCCAGCCTACGGGCGGTGGGACGACTGGCGGGCTTGGCCCTGGACTTCCTGGTGGCGGTATTCCATCGGCTCCAGCTGCTCCTGCGGCCCCAGAGCAGAAGTGGGGAGGCTCCAGCACGGAGCCCATCTGGAGCGGCGGCGGGAAGGTAGATCCCAGGACTCTCGGCCCGACAACCGGCGACAATGGGCTTCCGTTCTTCCTGGACCCTCCCAAGAATTCCTGGATCAGTGACCCGCAGATCGGGAACTCCTTCACTGGCGTATCTCAGTCTGGCAACCCGATGCAGTGGGCGTCTCAGGAAGGCGCTGACTTTGTCAACCAGCAGATCGCAAGGCTCACCGGGCAGACGGCAGACATCAGCAAGGGATCTACTGGCTCTGGGCCGTACTCCTGGGCTCCCTCTCTTGAGATCAAGGGGGCCCCTGGTAACTACGCAGATGCGGGAGCAGGCCTGGAGCCCAGGCAGCCCGACCGGTTGAATGTAGGGGCTCTTGCAAACCTGTATACCCAATACAGCAAGCAGGAGGCTGACCGTAGGCTGGCTGAGGAGCTAAACAATGTAGGCATCAAAGCCAGCACAGAAGGCCAGCAGTACGCGGTTGGCAACAGTGGGCAGTCTTCCCTTGGCGCTCCGACTATACGCGGCGAGATGACCGATGCCGTTATGCAGGCGCAGAAGGCGCTTATGTCTGGGACTGGCGATCTTTCGGCAGCGAACAAGACATACTACAACTGGTACAACGGCGTCCCTGGGGCAAACATGGAGCCGAAGGCGATGGACGCAAAGCCCGCCTCCGAAGCGACTCC